TCGTAATAAAGACGCACCGTAACATCTTTGTTCTCCTTACTTAGACGCGACTTAGCAGTCTTTGCCTTGATAAGATTTCCGACAATTGTTGTTCCATCCTTTTCTTTTTTCTTAGACAAATAGATAATCGTAGACGCAGCATATTTGAGTCCACTACCTCCACCCATTTCTTTTGTAGGAACATATGCACCGATGACATCGTAGGTGTGATTCGTAACGATCATGGGGATGTTTGCTTGTCCTAGTTTCAGAGTTAACATTCTGAATGCACCTTTGACCAGTTGAGATTTGGTCATGTCACGAACTTGTTTGTCGTTCAGTGCGTCAGTAATCTCTTTTTCCGTAGACAGCATACCCAAAGAGTCTAGGACAAACATGCAGGGTTTGCGTTCATCTTCAGGTTTCTTAAGGTATATATCAACTGCCTTCAAAGCTTTGGTTCTAAACTCTTCAATTGTAACAACATTGACAACAACTAGTCGATCTAGATCGATCCCACGACTTGCGATAAGAGATTTGT